CCGCCGCGCTCGACGCACTGTCACAAGGAACCCTTCACTCCTCATTAGTAACGTTTGGCTATCCATGAAATATGGATGGCTTCCGTTATATAATGATGTGTGGAACTACCTGAATTGGCAGTACTGGACCTGGAGTTCGGGTGCACCTATAGTCGGTCGATCACGACGTGTAACGAATACTCTCGTTAACGGTTACTTTCCTGGCCTTGTTTCGGTCAGTAGAGGACGTGTACGAGGTAAAACGATACATAAGTGTGAGATCGGCGGTAGGGTCGGTGTCCAAAACAGTGACCTTTACAACTTAACTCGTGTCACTTCTTTGAATCCGTTGTCTATCGCGTGGGAACTTACACCGTTCTCATTCGTGGTCGACTGGTTCATTGATGTGGGCGGCTACCTCCAAAATTTGGAGGCCTCCCTAGGTACCGGACTCACCTTTTACGGTGGGTACGAGACTCAGGTGGTCTACCAAGTCGCAGACGCTCAAGCTTCTGGAAAATGGACCGATTTATGGCTTAATCCGCCATACAATACGGAACAAGGTACAGGAGAAGAGTTCTACGCGGAGGGGCATGTTAAGGCTGTCAAGAGCAGGGTATTGTTGACCAGTTTTCCTCGGCCAACGATCCCAACGTTAAAAGTAAATATGGGCACCCAACGAATTATGTCGGGCGCTTCACTACTTCGAACCGTGCTCTTGGGTCGTGTTCGTTAACCATCTGTGGTTAAATCCACTTAGGTCAGAAAGGACCAAACGTGCCTGCACGTGCTAACCTCGTCATCAATGACGGCCAAGCGACTCCGGTCGCCCATACGTTCAACCCATCCGAAGACGGAGAAGTCGACCTGTTTGAGGATAAAGTCGGTGGCGTAGCCATCGGCTTTCCCCTCATCGCAGTTCGTTTTCGTCGGCCGGTTGCTCCTACCAACGCCACTGCGAGCAACGCGAACAATCGCGTTTATCGCATTAACGTTAATGTGAGCGTTCCGACTCTCGAAAGTACTTCTGCCGCTACCGGTACTGGCATTCCCCCGCTCCTACTGTGGCGTACATCTGTCGCTGCAATATGGAGTGGTTGATGCCAGAGCGTAGCACCCTTCAGGAACGCAAGAACCTGAGGGCGTATACGTACAACCTTCTTGCGAACGCGGATATCCAAAAGGTCCTCCAGGATCTGGAAGCCTTCTGGTAATCCTAAATGTCATCAGTTCGATGACGCCGTAAGTTTTCACTCCGGAGTAATCATAAAGTTGACATTGAAGTTCGCTTTTCTCGTGACCGTGACGCTGAGAATACCTCTAGACTCGCATTTCTCACTCTACAAGAGTGGGATTGCGAACCAAGGGGCGTTCTTCAGTACTTACGTGGAGTGTCACACACACTCTTCTATTCGGTGTGCTGCACAAAGCGTGATAACCTTATAGATCCGTTGTCGGAAGACATTACGGTTCATTTGGTTTTCACGCAAAGTGCGTCACCTGTAGAAGAGGAGGAGATACTCTCCTATTCGTGCGACCTTCATAGCATGATGGTGTTATTGCAAACGGTGATTGATAATCAATCATCGAAATGCTTAACATGGTCGTGCTGCGAACAAGTCTACGAAGAGGTAGAGCAGGCGAAAGCCTCTCTATAAACACGATGAAGGTTGATTCGCAAACAGCTCGATTTCTCGAGCAGTCCTATTTTGCTCTGACAAAAGCCGCGGATACGCCGGTATCACTATCATGTTGGATTCTCTTCAAACATGGTGAGCACGAACAGCTCGCCAATAAAGAAGTCGATCCAAATGATTACATCTCGTTTGAAAGTTGGGACAAGGACTATGTTGTTACCAAGTACCTTTCAAAGTACAAGGGACTCAACACTGGCCTTGATCTTGACAATCTTACGCTCGCTGGCTGGCAAGCCTGCGAGGACCAGTGCCGCGAGAGTAATATGAGGTTAAAGAAAGCAGCTTCCCTCACGGGCGTTGAGGCCGTAATGTTTACGGCGCAACGGAAAATAGCTGCAATCCTACCCTCATTTAAGCTCTCGCATATACTGGACGGATGTAGATGGGGGCCAGGTAGTACGTTCACTTTAAAAGGTGAACATGCTACCTTGGTTGACAAGATTCGGGAATACCCGATCAGCGTCACACCAAGGGCTCTCGGCTACCTTAAGACAGTTATCGAGGCAGATCCACACTGGATGGAAGCCATCATTAATACCGATGGTGACCAAACAGTTATGGGACCCGCTTCATTGCTGCCGTGCTGTTTCACAACAGTACGAGGTTGTCGAGGGACTCTTGTAGACAAA